CCGTTGAACTGAATCTTTACCAGTCGGCGCATGCGCGACATGGAAAAGCCCATGCCAGCGCCAGACGCAACAGGCGCGCGCGCATCGCGCAGTGTCGCCGCTTCGTATGCTATTGCCATTTCTTAACCCTCAATTGGCACCACAGTGCCGTTAATTTCAACGCCGGTCAGCTTGCCCGATGCGTCCCTGATCTTCTTGCGCGGTGCGGTGTTGTGCGCCTTGATGTCGGCAAGCTCCTTTTGCAGGCTTGCGAGTCCCTTGGATACGCTGTCGTCGGGTTTCTTGGCCTGTTCCGTGTGCTGCGCTTGCCGGTCCAACTTCTGAAACTCTGCGTTCGTGGACATTTCCTGAGACTCGCGCTGCTGCTGCGCCTGCAATCCTGCAATCTGTAGCTTTACTTGCGCGTCAAGGTCGGCTTTGTAGCGGTCAGTCTCTGCCCTGATGTCAGCCTCACGCAAAGCAGCGTCAATCTTTGCTTGTTCAATGCGCGCTTGTTGTTCGGCTTTGAACTGTTCGCGCTCCCCGTCTCTAGCGTCGTTGCTGGCCTGCAACTCAAGTTGCATCTGGCTCTCTTGCTGCTTGGCTTGCGCTTTCAGTTGCTCGATAGCCGCGTTCATCTGGTGTTCGGCTTGGAACTTCTGCTGATCGGCCTGCAATTTCATCTGCTCGATCTGCATCGCCGGGTCTTGCGGTGGCGGCATCGCACCCTCTGGCGGCTCAGCAAAGAAGTTCTGTACGTCTTTGTACCCTGCAGCCTCGGCCATCTTCGTTTGCGTGTGATAGATATGGCTTGGGTGCGCCAGACCCATCCCCATCCCGGCCACTTGAGCCTGGTAGATCATCGTGAGCTTGGCTATTTGCTCTTCCCCGTTGCCAGTGCCAAGCCCGACATTGATGGTCATGTCGTACTGATCGCGCCATTCGTTGGGGTCGTACTGCACGAACTTCCCGCGCAGCCGGAAGGCCAGCTTTTCCATCTCGCCATCAGTCAATTCCTTGAGGATGCCCGCGAAAACGGGTTTCAACAGGATTTCGGCGATGATCCGCGCGATTAGCTTGATGCGCTTTTGGCTGGAATTTAAGGACAACTTCCGCCCTGTCGCGGTGTTGTTCAGACTGTCGGCGTGAAGTCCCATCGACTCACGGGATACGCCCGTGCGGTTCTCGCGCATGCCTTGGATGTATTCGAGCATCGGCAGACTGGCACCGGCAGCGAACGGCGTCTGGATCTGCTGCAGCGCATCGGGACGGCTGTACCGCAGGATGCCGCCTGCGCGGTTGTCCAGCAGATCATCAATGTTGGCGTATGGCGTGCCGCCTGTGTCCGTAAGAACCGCAGTGCGCGGGTTGTTCGTCAGGTACAGGTTGTTCAACGTCTGGCGCAGCAGTTCCGTGTGTGTTGCCTGCAAGTCGGCCACGATGTCCGCCATGCTCATGCCGTCCCACCTGTGCGGGTTCAGGATAGGCGATGCCGTGGCTATCTGCACGCAACTAACCACCTCGCGCTTGAGAATCCTGTCCTCAAGCCGGTACACGCACAGCCGCTCGGCAATGCCGTCTCCGTCATCGTCGGCCAGGATGTATTCAATGCGCAGCGTGCCCTCAGTCGTGGAATCGTCCGCCTCTTCGGTCGGTGCCGCGTACTCGTTGCCAGGCCGATCCGCAGTGCGCAGCCGCATGGGGCTGTCCTCGTCGTCGCGCATGTCGGACGCCGTAACGTCCTTAAATCCCATGTTGTGCAGGTCGGACACCGTTACGCGCATCAACCGGCAAACGTAGGGGCAATCCTCCAGCAGCGGGCTTGTCCAATCACGCTCCACCAGCAGTTCATGGCAGGAAAACGACTCAACCTTGACGATGGTTTTCTTCTCTGTGCTTTTGATGCGACCCGAAAGCAAGATGACGGGCTGGCCCATCTCATCAACCACCGGCAGGCCATCGGGGCCTTGCATCGGCGCCTCGGTTGCCTGCTCAATCTCGCCGCCCTTTTGCAGCAGCATCGCCAGCATTTCAGGCGTTGCGTTCTGGAACGGCTTGCTCGATACGACTTCGCTTGTCTGCTTGTACCAGTGTGCCGCGCAGTTGCGCAGCATCAGCATTTCCTTGATCGCCGTGTAAAGGAACAGGAAGCCGTTGTTCTGCTTGTGGAAAACGTAGTTAACGCAGTCGGTCGCCTGCTCTGCGCCCTCGACATCCTCTGCCGTGCTTGGCTCAAACTCGACGGCGCGGTCAGTGCTTGAGAAAATGTCCAGCAGGTCAGGCAGCACCCATTCGATAGTGTCCTGAATGTCGCTCGTCACAATCTGTGACCAGCCTTCTTCCTCGTTGCCATACGGCATCCGGTGATACTCGCGCAGACTCTTTTCGCGCTCTGGGCCTAGCTCGCCGTGGACGTAGCTAGAGGCGGCATCCTCTTTGCGCCGCAGCATCTCCAGCAGTTGATCGTCGTCCAGTTTCATTTATGTCATTCCATAAGCCATGTGTTTCTGATAGCTAAGTCCGGTGTCTTTGTGGCGCATCGGGCCGTATGGACCGAGCAACACCCAAGGGCTATTTGCCCTGCGCCGCTGCTCGTCGCGCGCCGCCCACTCGTCGATAAATGCCTGCGCCCTGTGTGCCCATTCCCGCGTTCCAAGCGCCTTTACATCGCCAACAAGACGATCACGGACGGCACGCCATTCCGCCTTGTTTCCTTCGCTTCTGTCGCTTAACGTGGCGTATTCGGCGTCTGTCATGCTAAAAACCGTTTCGTGTAGTTGATGGGCTTAGCCGCTGGCTTTGCCGCTCCGATGCCTTCAAAGACAATCGCCATCAGTCCGAACGAGTCAGCACCGTGACTAGACCAGTCATGTTCAGGTCCAAGCCCTATCTCTCTGTCTTCGTCGCGCTTTTCGTGATACCAACCGATGGCCTCTAGTCCAGCCTCGCAGCCTTCCGCGTCAATCCACATCGACGGGAATACGCGCTGCGCCGAGCGAACGCGCATCATTGCCGCGCCCTTTCCTTGGTTCGCCACAACCTCAACCGGGTATCCCGCATCTTCAAAGGCTTTGCGGTATGACACATCGATAACCTTGTCCTGTGTGTCGCCGTCGTGAGGTAGCCAGATCGTTGTGTTGGACCCGATGTAGCCGTGTTCCCGCAGCCACAACATATGCGCCGATGCCGGTTGCCCAACAGCTTCGTAATACCGCAGCACCCGCAATTCCTTGCCGATGAACTGCGCCACCCAAATGGTGAAGGCGTCGGCCCGCTGGCCGGTGCCGCCAATGTCGCAAAATGCCCGATAGGTCATCAGCGGATCGGGGCCAACCCGGCTTATCCTGCCGTCCTGCCTAGCCTGCGTGATGCTCTTGGCGTAGTAAGCGCCCTCGACCACACCAACGTAATCGCCTTCCCAGATGTGTTCGTACTGGTCGGGCCGCTCTTCCTTGTCGCGCAATCGTTCGCGCTTGAGCTTGGCCGGGAACTTCGGGTTGTCTCGCCAATTTAGGGAAACAACCTTGATTAGCGGGTCTTTGGCGAACCTGAACCGCTTTTCTACCGCCGCCTTCTTGCGCTTCGGGTTCCACGTAACCCATAGTTCCGCGTTCCAGTCCTCGCCCTCCTCGCGCAGTGTTGGAATCAGCGTTGACCATGCCGCGTCAGTGACCGGCTCGGCCTCGTCTACCCAACAAATGAGAATCCGGCTCTTAGACTTGACGCTGGCGATGTTCCGATCAAGTCCAGCAAATGCGAACGAAATGCGACCGTCTCTGCTCTTGATGTATTTCTCGCCAATGTCGTAATACTCAGCGAGAAACGGGTGCGCCTCAATCGACCGCTTGCACTCATCTAGCGACGACTCATCCAGCGAGTTCATGAACTGCCTGGCACACAACAGGATGCCGGACTCGCCAGCCATGCCGTATATGTACCCGCGCAACGCAATCATGGTTGCGAAGCTGCGAGTCTTTGCGGACCCGCGCCCGCCATATGCGCCCCTTACGTCCGCTGGCCCGTCGAATACGGGTATCAGCTTTTCGGGTAGGTCAATCCTCGCTGTCTGCACGCATTGCAACCAGTTCGATGCGGGTGACCATGCGGATTGGCTTATCGTCGTCGCCCTGGTGCGTAACCTTGTCCCCGTACACCTTGGGCAGCATCTTTGCCAACATCCACTTGCGCGAATCCACCCGCAGCCTTGATCTGGCAATCACATCCTGATCCGTCCGCACATTGCCGTTTTCGTCGGTGTACGTGTCGTTCAGGCCGTCATCGCTAATAGTCAGAATCTCGTCGGCCAGGCGCTCGTAACCGATAGACCTCGCGCGCGCGTATTGCGCAGCAAAGCCCTCAGCGTCATCCATTGCCCACAGTCTTACGGTCGATTCGGGCGGCATGTCCGCCTGTTCGCATATCTTGCGCAGGCTCTTGCCTTCTGCCAATTCAGCGCAGATAGCATCCGCCACCTTCTGCGTGAATGTTCTATCGACCATGATGTTCCAGTCCTTTCGGGTGTTGGATGATTGATTTGCCCAC